CGCGGTCATGAACTGAATCGCTTTGAACGTCGGCTCCACCAGTCCCTTGGTGCCCCACGGGATCGCGATGGCGTCGGACAGGGAGTGACGGCGGAGGTCGCCGGGGTCTTTCACCGCGCCCCCGGTCGGATTCCACTTGTCGATCGATGACTCCGCCATGATGAGCAGAACTAGATCGCCCTTGACGACGGGGACGACGATCCGACCGAGCCCCGCGCCGAAGAAAACGACAGGGACATCGGTGATCACCGGAAGCTCGTCAACGGCGTACTCCCCGGACTCGTCGATAAACGAGTGTCCTATCAACGGCTTCACCGACGCGCGCTCGGAGCTTGAGCTGTAAGACTCGACCCGGCCGGGAACCATCGTATGGACCTCGCGTAGGCGATCCTCGAGGGTGCCCGAGAACTGCTGTGTCAGGGACGGGATCACAGCGGCTTCGCCTCGACAGTGGTCTCCCACTCGGAGCCGTGGGTGTCTCCGATATGGCGACAGCTCTCGACCTTGAACAGCCCTTCGACGCTCCGGGACTGGACGTCGATTCGACCGCCGGGCTGGATCGCCGGGTGAAGGGAGATCGAGGCGTGAAGGGTGGGGGGCTTGTCGGGCTTCTCCGGTGACGCGAGCTCGGGGGAGCCGATCATTCCGGTGTCGGCCGAGACGATGATCGGGGCGTCGTCGACGGTGTCAAGGTCGCGGAGGATGACGAGCTGGCCATCCTGGATTGACCACGTCATACCGAAGCGAGCCATCGCCGCGGTCAGGGCACGGCTGGCGGAGCCATGGAGCGCGAGCCCGGCGACGAACTGACGATCGAATTCCTTGCCGGATACTTTCGCCTTCAGTCCGAACTGCTTGGCGACCTCTTTAACCAGGTCCCGAGCCGTGACTCCGGCGCGGTAGGAGCGGTTGAGTCGCGCGTGCTTGATAGCTCGCTCGCCGTCGCCGCACTCGAGCCGGGTGACCCACTCGGTGGCGTCTCGCTTCGAGTACGCGAAGCGAAGATCACCAGAGAAGATGCGCTCGGTCTCGCCGTCGAAGCCTGCTTCGAGCCGGACGTGGATCCGAGGCTTCTGTACCAGGGCGCGGCTACGCTCGGCGAGGTTGTAGATCTTGATTACGGCCCGGTTCGGTTCCTTGTCGAGATTCTTGTCGATCTCGAAATGGATACGGAGATCACGAATCGTTACTGAGTTGGTAGTACGAAAGAACGAATCCTTGACTACCTCGGAAATGGTCAGCGATGCCGTGCGTTTGAAGAGTCTAGACATCGCTGTAATAGAGAACGATCACCCGGGTACCGAGATCGTCGAGGGCGGGTTTGATCCCTGCCCCGGAAAGGTCAACAGCGAGGAAAGTGCCGGCCGGACGGTCGGGGTGGGACGTGACTCCGAGCTTGGCTCCCAGGACGATCTTGATCCCCTGCTTGATGGGGGTGCCGTCGTTCGTGTTGATGTCCATATACCAGGACTCTTCGCGAGAGTTCCACCGGACATCGAGAGCAAAGTCGACCCCGTCTAGCGTGGTGCTCACGCGGTAGTTGGGGATCGACGGGACTAGCGGTAGCTGCGCCGGCACTAGATTGGCTCGTTAGGGTGGAGGGCGGTGACGGCGATCTTGGCCTGCCTTGGGGTCGCGACCTGGTCTGCGCTCTTGTGACCACGGTTGACCTTCTTACGGGCCGACGGGATCGCTACACGTACGGTGGTGCGCTCGTTCGTCTTGAGCACGACTTCCTTGAAGGTGGCGCGGAAGTTCAGTGCTTCACCCGTGCGCGCGTCCTCGGGAAAGGAGAGCCGCTCGAGAACCATGCTCGTATAGGTGCGCCGGGGGGTCTCGACGGTGATTGGTTCTTTGTCGGCGCGAATCTTCTCGAGATGCGCCCTCGCGTCTGCGGAGGGTAGATCGCCGGTGCGCTCAATGAGCGGGCTATCTGAGACGATGCCTTCGATGGTCAAGGAGATTGGTAGGTCGCGGACGTGGTCGGTGACGTCGGATCCGTCTTCGACCGGGTACTCGGTGATCTCGGAGTCGAGGGCTGGATCGATCGCCGTGGCGACGTCGATCGGGAATCCGGCGATGATCACCATTACTGCCCCATCTCCCTAACCTTCGTGTCCCAGAACTCGACGATCTTGGAGCGCACCATCTCGGCGGTCTCTCGAGCGTCGGCGTTGCGTGCCTCGATGTTCATGTTCAGAGTCAGGCTAGGAGCGATGCCGCTAATGCCCGTCGGACCGCTCGAACGCATGGCGGGGCCAAATGCAACATCGGGGACAAGCGGCTGGTTCCGGTTCCCCAAACCGACGACGTCGAGAGCGCGATCGACAGGGCTTCCGGGGGCACTAGCGAAGAGCCCTCCGCCACCAGGGCTTACCTGACCGAACGGATCGTTGGTGCCCAGACCCCGGAAGGCATCGAGATTCGCTCCGACCTCTCCCGGGGCGCGGACCTGTCCAGTTCTCTCGCCCTCTTCGATAGCGGCGGCTCGTCCGGCGTCGACACCGCGCTCTTTCATGATCTGCTTGATACGCTCTTGAGTCTTTGGGCTAGCTCCAGCAAGAGCACGACCCAATTCATCATCTTGATCGTTGCCTGTGATCTTGTCGACGAATCCTTGGAGCGACTGCATCGTACTGACAAGTTTGTCGGCGACACCGAGAACGCCTGTCAATGCTTTCGCCATTGCGTCGACCCGTTCGGGGGTGAACGCCTCGGCGATTGCAGTCTTGATGTTGTTCCAAGCCTTCTGAACCTTCGCCGCGCTCGAGCGCTGGAACTTGTCGTAATCCTCCGCGACGTCGTTTGCATCGCGAGACGAGTCGGCTAGGGACTTCCAAGCGCCGTCGACCTTGGTCAGCTGAATGAACGCCGCTTCGGCCTCCTTGCGGCCAAGGGCTTTGATCAGCTTCGTCGGATCCTTAGCGAGCTCCGAGTTACCGATCGCCTCGATGACTTCCTGGAAGGATCGAAGAGTCTTCGCTCCGGTCTCGGCATCCTCATTGAACACCTTCACGCCGCTCTTCTCGAGACGGGAAGCGTTCTTCACCACCGCGCCCATCAGCGCTGACAGTTGCGTGGCTGCTTCTCCAGCCGACCCCGCGCCTTGCCGAGTGAGCTGGAGAGCGGCGTTGAGATCGGCAAGGCCAGCGGTACCAGAACCGCCCTCGAAGCGTTCGGCGAGGGGAGCGATCTGAGCCATGAGTCCTGCGACGTCGCGAAGTTCAATCGCCCCAGCCTTGCCGCCGGCGATGAGAATCGAGAAAGCCTTCTCGAAGTCCCCGGGGGCGATCTTGAGATTCTGCGTCATCGCCGCCGCTGACTTCGAGATGTCTCCCATGCTCGCGCCTGAAGCTTTAGCGACGCGGGCGAACGTCTCTAGAGTCTGGCTAGCAGCCTTGCCGTCGCCGGTGATGCTGATGAACGACGCGGCTCCGGCGAGCAACTCTTCCTTGGCTACGCCGGTGGCTTTGGAGACCGCGAGGATTCGATCCTGCACTTGCTCCATCGAGCCCATCGCGCCGCGGCTTGCAATGTCGAGCCGGGTCAGCTGCTCATTGAAGTTCAGAGCGTCTTTGCCGGCGTCGAACAGACCTCGACCGATGCGCCCGGCGACATTGGTGATCGCCTGGGCGCCGACAAGACCGAAGCCTTTGCTGATGTTGTTTTTGAGGCGCTGAAACTTCGACGACGTTTGCTTGTCAAAGTCGTCGATCTTCTTCTTCGCACGAGCCCACTCGGCTTCGTTTGGCTTGATGCCGAGGGTGGCAAAGAGTTCGGCGACGTTCATGATCGGACCTCTTCCCAGGCGTCCAGGGCGCGGCAAGCGGCATCGACTTCAGTAAGCGTCATCGTTCGCACGTCTTCGATCCCGATGAGCCTGGACAACCACAGACGCCAGAGCGGCCAGACGTCGTCGATGTCCTGGTCTAGTTCGAGCTGCTTTCCTCGGGGCTCTTGCCTTCGTCGCTTCCCATGAGCGCGAAGGCGCGCCCGAAAAAAGGGCCGTAATGCACCTCGATCGCGAACTTGATTGCTTCGAGAAGAGCGACCGTGTTGCCCGAGAAAACACCGTTGATTGATTCGTCCGAGTCGAGATCGACGAGCTTTCCGCCGACTTCCGCCTGTGCGGAGTGCAGAACCTCTCGGCCGATCTCCTGCAGCATCTCCGGCTCGAGCTGCGCCGCCACGGAAGCCGCGAACGCGATCACGTTCAGCTCGTTCAGAGCGGCCTGACGGAGCAACGCGTGAGCCCCTAGGCGGGTGAGCTTCGCCAGGAGGGCGAGCGACTTCATCGCCGGGATCGGTCCGACGCGGAGTTTAACCCCGCCGTCTAGCGCCTTCGTCGAGACCATTTAGACCAGCGATCCGCCGACGTGGACGTTGAGCTGGGCGCAGAGCAG